GGTCGTCTCGACGTCATTCGTCACGACCCGCATGGCCTGTTCAAGGGATTGGCGAAAAACTTCCTGGGCAATCTGATTGCCACCCGCGACAAGGGATCTTTCCTGTTCGCCGGTAATGTGGAAGGTGCTTCTTTTCGAATTGTCGATTTTCACATCAATATTCGTGAATACGCGATCAGTACCAACCCCGTATGTGTCGCTTGGGGTCCATGCCGCGCTTGTTTGCTTGGGAGAAATGGGGACGGTGATCGTTTGATCCTGAGCCGCGGCCTTGCTGTCAAAATTCATATTGACAGAAGGAATAAAGCCGACCAACTCTCTTGAGACGTTTTGGGCGGCGCTGAAAAGGATGGGAATAATTCCCGTTAAGGTATTGGCCATTTTTTAAGTTCCTTGGATTAAAACGTTTTAATCTACGACCTTTCCACCATCTTTTAAAACGAAATCCGACTGAACCGACGCAGGAAGCGCGTCAAATTCGGCCTTTTTAATAACCTTTGAGCTTGGGACACCTGTGTTTGTGGCCGAGCCCGCCCCCGAATTTTGGGAGTTTTTGGCTATATCCTTATTATTTTCAAGAAATTTTTGGATTCCGTCGTCAAAGGGGGTTTCTACGCCGCCTTCTGTGAAATTCACCGTCTCCCCCATCCTCTCCCAATGCAACCGCGCCTCTGGCGATTAATTGGTCGATTTTGGCGTCGCTGGCAAAAATTTTAGGGTCTAACGCCTTGCTCAATTTGGTGCGAATTTTGGACTCTCCCAATCGCTTCTCAGCTTCCTTGCCCTGAGTATTTGCCTTGTCCAGTTGACCTTGCAAATTTTTAAGCGACGTATTCATGGTGTTTACGGTCTTTTCGAGATCGGATTTTCCCGCGCTCGATTTTTCGCCATTAGAAATCTTATCCTTTAGCCCGCCAGTGAAGTCCCTGAGCTCGACCCCGCCATCGGGATCAAATCCGAGATCATCAACAAATCCCTTTTTGAATTTCCGGAGACCTTCCGCCTCTTTTCGAAGCTTCTTTTCCCCTGTAATCCCTTTATCCGTTTCCTTTTTTACCTCCGTCGCCGTATGATTTGCGACGTGCTCAAAGGAAAGAGCTGGATCTGTTTGTTTTTCGAGTAAAGTTTTGATTTCTTCGAGTCCCATTTTGCACCTTTCGACCGCCCGGGTCAATTTGAAATTGATGGGAGCGCCCGGCCCCCTTAAGACTTTCGACTGCTTTTTCTCTAACATAGAAAAAAGGGACAAAGTTGTCAAACATATTTGACCTGAGATGGACAGAAATGTCGAAAGAGTCAGGATTGGGAGATGGGACAGAACCGTCTAGGGCGGGACTTTTTTGGCTAAAAAGGTTTCACGTGAAACCTTCCTCCGTTTATTTCGTGGGGATTTTGGCGCGCTTGCTCTCGTATTCAACGTTTAAAAGCCTCTGCCATTTCTTTGGGTCTTTGCGGAATTCCTTGGCCTTAGCAACGCCGAAAAGCTGGTTCTGGCCCTTTGTGGGCATCTTCCCAATAAAGCTTTCTCCATTGGCCGCTATCATGTTTTTTTTCATTTCCCCTCTAAATACAGGGGTTAGAACGCAAGTGCAGTGTGGGTGATAAGGATAGGCCGGACCACTGATTTTCGGATAGACCCCAGGTCCCATCCCGTGGAGGTCGGCGTTCGCGTAAAAGTCGCAAATATCCGGGGCGGGGTGTCTCGCTGAAAGAGTGCTTCGATATCCCACTATATCGGAATCCGACGCCATTTCGACGTTTACGGCTTCCTTATAGGCTCTGGCTATCTCGGTACGCGAAACACGTTCGGCGTTAAATCTTGACTTCGCCTTGGTCGCTCTTTCGACCGCTTTCCCTAAAGCCTTTTTGTTGGCTCGCTCGGTGGCCAGGATAACGGCTGCATAAGCCTTTTTTAATCGTGTGGTGGGGGCCCCAAATCTGGCTAATCGAGCAATTTCCTTTTCACTCCGTTTCAAGGCTCGTTTGTATTCAGCGATCGCGGCCGCATCCCCTGACATCGCCTTTTGACCTGCTCGAATGGTTCTTTGAAGGTGCCCCGCAATGTCGCCTGTTATCAGTGTTTTGTTATCGATCGCCCTTGCCACCGCTTGCCAGGACCGCCCCAATCTCAGTTGGGTTTTGAGTTCATCGATAATGATTTGCTTTGAGGCTTTCGAAGTGTTGAATAGGCGGCTTGAAAGCTTGACCTTGTCCGGATCCACCATTTTGTCCAAAAAGAACGTTTCGAGTTTTTTGTCATCAATCACCGCTTTAATGGTGACCTTTTTAAAGGCGCTTTTTAATTGGTCGAGAGTGATCCCAGCGATCGCCACATCCATTCCCAGAGACTCCCAAGCCCCATTGACCGCGACCTCTACGTCCTGCCCCTTTGCTAAACGGCGATTTATTTCCAGGTCAAGAGAAACGAATTTCCGTTCAAGCTTTTCGCTGGCGTCGTCAATGTTTCCGTGGATTGGCTGTTTTTTTTTAGCCATCTAAAAGATTCCGGCTTTCGTCCACAATGCCTTTTTTTAGTGGCTGGGTAGGAATGAAGGTTTCGAGGATTTTCCGGGCCATGCTACAAGACCCGATGATTTTTAAAACGTCACTAATTTCTAATCCGCTGGCCATTACCTGAATTCCGGGAGTGGAATTCCCTTCCTCTACATAAATTCGAACAATGGTTCGGGCGTCACTCATCGGCTCCCGGCGGCTTATTATTGCCTTTCCGCTGAATTTCGTCGTTTGACTCCTTGTCTATTTCGTCAATTAAGACCGCGATTTCAGCCGGGTCGGAATCGTGAAAGGCCGATTGAATCATTCTCTTTTTGGTGTGCGCTTTTGTTTTCGGAAGTCCTGACGACTGGTCGAGAACCCGTTCGTAGACATCGATCAGACCCATTGTCCCGCGAGGCGCGAAATCTTCCTTGTATTTGGGGTCATAATTGAATTTTTCGTTAGTCCATAATTTAAAACAATCCAATATCCAAACCTCAGCGGCCCGAGCCCATTGCGCCGTTTCTTTTAAAACAAACCCATGAGCCTGGAAGTCCCATTCTTTTGCGATTCCGCTCGCCTGTTCTCTGACAGCGGTCACGCCGTTTTGTTCTGCTATGTCGAAAATCGCTTGCTTTTTTTCTTCAATGCTTTTTCGGAAAGATTCGGGGATCGCAGAATCGGGAGAGATAAATCCAGGGGCCATTTTTGCGTCATTGGGGATTAGCATATAATTGTGGGCCCCAATTTCAAGCTTGTCTTTATCGGTTTGGACGTACAAAATCGAAAACCCCTGAGCCCTTTCAAGCTCTCTCAATTCAGAATCCAAATTGAAAATGGTCCAGTTCAGTTTTGCAATGTCATACATGGGGGAAGGAACCATGAGCGTGTCGAAGTTGGTTCGCTCCACTGAATAAATGGGGTAAACCGGGATCTTTCCCAGACCATGGACCACCGGCTCGTCTACGTTTACCCATCGAATAACGTCGGTATTCCCTTCGGTTTTCTTGGCTTTTTTTAATCTGACCGATTGATCTTTATCCCACTGACGGAAGCGAGACTCCATTTTCCTATCATCCCCCTCACCCACGACCTCAACTCCGTCAAAAAATATAATGCTCAAAATATTACCGAAGTCGTCAAGGATAAAGTCCTCTACGGTAATCTTTTCTTTCAAAGTGACATACGGAAATTTTCTTTGATCGATTACCTCTTGCGCTGTTTTGGGCTGATCCTTTTTCGAAAAATTGTCCATTACCAAAAACGCCACCCCATGCAATCCCGCCCAATGCGCCGCACGTTTCATAAATTTATGAATTCCGGTCCCCGAGTTGTCCACATTCAATAAGAATTTTTGAGCCATTTCGACGTCGATTTCTTTTGCTGCATCGTTGGTTATTTGCCTGGTTATTTGCTCCGAGAATACCGGATCTATTTTCGCATTGGAAATTGGCCGGACGTAATTTCTATAAAAGGCCATTTCGATTCTATCCCTATACCTGACCTCCCGGTCGTGTGGAACGAGATAGAGCCCGTCTTTAAATCCGCCGGTCCCGTGGTATGCGTCCTCCAAAAACAAATACTCGTTTTCAGGGCTCATGTGGTGTTGGGTCGAGGGGCTGACCGGAATGGCGAACCGCCGATCTTCGGTCGTTCTGTCAATATGAACATTAGGGCCAAAGCCCCGATTGATCCCTCCGAAACGGTGTAGGCCATTATGAAGGGCAATCATTCCTAAATTTGAATGTGGCATTTAAACTCCTTTAGTATTTAGCGAGGCCGAACGTTGGACCCTTTTTGTCGTCCATTGCAGCGGCTACGACAAAGGCGTCCACGTCGTCGTCGTGAGCGCCCAAAGGGAAAGAGGAAAGCTCCTCGACCACGTCCTCGTTCCATTCTCTTTTTCTCATGTAAACGTTCCCAGACTCAAAGGCCTGTTCCAGGCCCATAAGGCCGACCTTTTGCAATTTATCTCCGGGCAGATTGACTTTTTCAACACTTCGAACCCCAAACAGCGTTTTTTTCAATGTGGTGAAAGCGTCCTTGTACCCACCGAAAGCCTCTACCCCGACGTTGACCTCTGACCCGTCGGCGATCGCCGCATCCACGATAATTTTGTCCCGTTTTGGTGCTTCCCATTGTCCCCTTATGACGTCCTCGACAAAAAATTGCTTGGCTGAAATTTCCTTGATAGGCGTGTTGATTTTCCGGACAGCGACTTTAAACCCACAAGTCCGATCGGGATCGTCTTTGGTTTGCTGCTTTTCACTTGACGCAAGATCCCATCCCCTATTGAATTTTAGGCCTTTTGTGAGTGCTTTCCATTCGTCATTATCGGTAATATACTTTATTTGGTCAGTTTTGAAGAGGTTACCTCCGCGCATCACAGGTTCCCCCTGGAGCAATGCCGCGGACCCGTAAGTCCCCAGGGCCGACCTTATCTCATTATAATATTTTTGGGAAAACCTCTCCGGAAATAAAATTCCCTTATCGTAAGACTCATCAAAAGCCCTGAAATTGTGCTCGTAAAAATGCGGGAATTCCGGATCCTCTTTCATTTTCTTCTTAATGCGGCCAAAGAGGTCGTCAGTGTGCCACGCCGTTGCTAGGATAATCACAATCGCAATGGGCGCCCGGCGTGTCCAAATGTCGTTGGTAAATGAATCCCAGATATTCTGACGCATGACCTTAGACTCCGCGTCTTTTCGGGACCGGAGAAAGTCATCGATGATAATGAGGTCGCCGCCCTTTCCTGTGATCGATCCGCCAATACCAACAAATTGGGCCTTTCCCTGAACCGGCCTTTCGATGTGATCGACTTCCCACTCTGCGACGTTCTGGACGTCCTTACTCAGGCTTATTTGCGGATAGAGCTTTTGATAGTTTTTTGACTTTAAAATCGTTCTGCCGTTTCTGGAGAATCCGTTCGCACTGCCGGCGGAATAGGACGAAAGCAACACCTCACAATCAGGAAATTCACCAAGAAAATGGGGGGGTAGGTTTCGGCTGATTATGTCGCTTTTGCCATGCCGGGGTGGGCATTTAACGAGGTGATATGAGGACTCGCCCTGTCTGAATCGACGGATACAACCGTCGATAATTTCGCAGATTTCGCGGGTGTGAGACCCAACAATAAAAGGCTCTGGCTTGGTCCAGACCTCCCGCATAAAATCGAGATGAAAGCGCCTGGCGAGTTCCCTATCCGCCCAAGCGTTTGAGCCTTCTCTTTTCGACTGCGTTTTTGATTTTCTGTATTGTCCGTAGTTCCTGGTCTTGGTAATCATCGAAATTCTCAATTGGCGGGGCCTCCTGAACCTCTATTCGCTCAGAATAGCCCCTAAATCGGCCTTTGGTCCTCATGTAAAAAATGATGCTCTTTTCCTTTTGCTTTCGGATGTTTTTCAAAAGAACGCCCTCAACGAAATCGAGCTGCTCCTCTTGAATTTCGTCGCATTTGGCACGGAATTCTGGATCCGCTTGGACCCAGTCATAAAATACGGTCCTGCCAAGTTTAGCAGATTTGCAAGCGTTTGTGATTATTCCCAGAGATTTTTTAAGGTGGAGAATCAGACGTTTTTTGGCCTGGGCGGTTCTTTTTTGCTCTGCCTTTACGTGTGTGTTCGGTTTTGTTGTTTTTTTGGCGGCTTTGCGCCGTGTGGATTTCTTGGCCATGTTTACCTTTCAGTCGCCCGGACTTCCGGCAAATAAAAAAAGCGAGCTCCCGGCTCGCTTGGAAATATAATCAAAAATGGGGGTTTGTGCTATTTGGGGGGCTTCAAAAGCTCAGGGTTTTCGTAAATTGTGCCCACCTTTTCCATTGGATAGCATTCGGCAATTGTGCCCTTGACCCAGTTTTTATTAAGTCCGTTCATGGTGAGGCTTCCGGGCTCCCAATAGAGGTTTATTCCTTTTAGCCAAAAAGAGCCTTCATTCCAGATTATTTGGTGGAAAGTCTTTTCATCTTGCTGGTCGCAAAAATGATATCCCGAAATAGTCACAATATCGCCCTCGAAAACCTTTCCTCCGTCTGGATAGTCGATTCCGGTGTATTGAATAAAAATAAACCTCGGATCCTCCAAGACCATACACCCGACTTTGAATTTGAGCGTTTTAAAAAGGTCTATATTGGCCCAAAAGTTGGCATCCCGATTCCAGACTTTGAATTCAATCGGTCGCACTCTATGGCTCCTTATGGATCGGTGGGGTGATCGTGACCGTTCCCGGAGCAGGACAGGCCCTTTGAATTTCTTCGTAAATCGCAGAAACGATCCTAACCCCATCCCTCGGATCGACGCCCCCAAGCTTATGGCTTAAAAACCATTGCTGAATAAAAGCCTCTTTTGAAAGAATTTCACCGCCTACCATGAACCGTCTCCTC